TAGCACTCGTAGATCTCGCGGTCACGATCAGCAGGATCGGTGCTTTCTGACGCAATGCCCTGCTGCTCACGCTCTTCGCGCTGGAGCGGATCAAGTCGACGAGCTAGCGCCGTGCCCAGATCAACGTCACGATACACGCCAAGAATTTGCATCCGCTTCACCACGGACGGGCGCATCATGATACGATGCGTCACACGCTTGGCATTCGAGAGATCCGTAGCGTCATTGTTGACGATCAGGTCATCCGCGTCCACCGTCTCCGACACCGGGCGGTTCCGCAGGGGGCAGTAGTAGACTTTTTTGAACGCCGTGCCGCCGAAGCCCAGCATCAGCAGCATGCGATCAGTGTCGGGGTAGTATTCCGTCGCCGTGCTGGTCAGGTAGTGGTTAAGATCGTTCTCAAGCGCATCCGCCATCTGGTCTTCTTGCAGAGTGGCGTTGTTGTCATCGTTGCGAACTTTGACCGGCCCGTCCGTCGGCAGCAGTTCTGAGCGCGCATTTGCCTGAAAGCGCAGCACCGCCTCCAGCAAAAGCGGGTGCCGCACCTTCGACATGCCCTCAACGGGCGCACCATCAGCAGCGCCCTGAAGTCCCGGTATCTCAATTTTGAGACCCAGCAGCTTTACACCCTGCGCGCGGGCTTCGATCCAATCCTTACGCGAGAGCAGGTCATCGTCGATGCCACGCAGCAGGTCGGAAGAGATCTTCTGGAGGTCACCCAGAGCGATCTTGTCTACAAGATTGTCGTACCATTCGCCATAATCAGGGCGGTCCGACTTATCCAACGGGTTACCATCCAACGAAATCGTGATGCTACCATCATCATGTTCAATCGAGATCGTGTCGCCCTTGTCGTTTACGTTCGGCTTGTCGCCCGACTCATCGGCAAACTCAATGTCAATAGGATCCCCGTCTGGGGTATCCTGCTGCGGACCCGGCTGGCGGATGTTCATGGGAGCAAGACCGGGTGCAGTCGCCATTAATCGTCCTTCGTATCGTAAAGAGCTTCCATCTCTTCAACAAAAAGCCCCATGCCTTTATTAGCGGCATCGCTGTCAGAGGTAGCCTTTACTGTATAAACGCGCTCATGGTCAAACGGTTCCACGCCGCCCCACACACGAACTTCATACTGCATACCGCCAAGATCTTCAACAGTACACGCCGACAAAATACGGGCACCAAGCATTACTTTCTCCTCTACGCAGGATACAATGGGGCGTCCTGCTTGCCCGGATAGGTCTTCATGCCCTCGATCTCATCGAGGCGTTCCTTCGTGCGTGTCAGCAGGCCAATGTCACGCAGATGCCGGATCGACATCGACACCGTGTCCACAAGGTCATCATGCCGCCCCTTTGGGAACTGCCCGACCTGCGTAATCACCTCATCAGCCCACTGCTTGTCAGGCGCGTAGATCATCCCCTCAGCAAACAGGTGCTGCACCGAGTACAGCCGCGCCATCTTGTCCATACTCTTGGGGTCGCTCAACTGCACCGCGAACCCCTCGTTCCCGTACAGCCGCCGCATTTCTTGCGCCAGCGAGATACCACTCGCCTTGTTCTCCACCAGCAGCTTGTCGACCTTCAGCGCCTTGCAGGTCTTGGCCACCTTCTCCACCAGATCATGGAACTCCAGCCGCTCAGTCCACGCGTGGATCATCATGACCTTTGGCGCAGTCTCGTTGAACGACCGGTCAATGTACATGGGGCGCCCATCAGCATCCAGCATACGATACGCCGTCGCGTGCGTGTCCGTAGTAAACACGCCCCACACCGTCATAGCAGACGGGTCGTTACTGGTCTTCACTGTGTACGCCGTGTCCAGCGAGGCAATGATGAAGTCCATCGGCGGAAACTCACGCTGCTCCCACAACTGCCACCAGTCACGCTTGATGATACCGCCGCCAGCAGGCTCAGGACGCTGCTGCAACTGCCCAGCAGCCATAAACGGCCCCAGCGAACGCTCTAGGTTCGCAACCTCCTCATTGCCAAACCGATCTGGCCACAGCAATTCATTCGGCTCAGTGCGCGGATCTTCCCAGCCAATGCTCGTCTTGAACGCACGATCTGGCTCGTACTTCATCGGCAGGCACAAATGCGTCCACTTGTCCGACTCTTTCTCCAGAATGTGCCCAGTCAGGTCATTCTCAGCCAGCCGCTGCTGAATCACAATATACGCACCCGTCTTCTGGTCATTAAGACGAGTCGACATCGTACCGTCCCACCACTCAATGGTGGACTCAATGTTTGCCTCCGAGAAGGCTTCAGACGCACTATTAGGGTCATCGACCACAATGATCGAACCACCCTCACCAGTAACCGCCGCGCCAACCGATGTAATCAGTCGCTCACCGCCCTGATCATTACTAAAGCGGCTCTTGGTGTTCTGATCGCTATTAAGCTTGAACCGCTCGCCCCACATAGACTGGTACCACGGAGACTCAATCAGTCGCCGACACTTCACAGAGTCGCGCAGCACAAGCTGATTGGCATAGGACGCCATCAGGAACTGTACGCCCGGCCCACTCGTGGGACTACGATCCCGCTGCGCCCAAGTCCAAGCCGGAAATGCCACGGATGTAATCGTCGACTTACCGTGGCGTGGCGGAATGTTGATGATCAGCCGCTTGATGTCGCCATCAACCACAGCCTGCAAATGCTCCGCCACCGCCTCAATCGGCCAGCCATCCTGCCACGGACTCGAGTCAATGTACTTCCACGCGTGCGTCAGGAAGTAGTACAGGCTATCCTCACAGTCGACGCGGTCAAGCATCTGCAACTGCTTCATTGGGTCCAGTTGGCTGATGTCAATGTCGATCATCGGATCCAACGAATGTCCTGCCCCGGATGATTGAACCGCTGCCGCACAGAGTCCAGCCACTGATCCATGCCCGGCTCAAGCTCCCATTCCCCGCCAAATGCGTAGATCTCGTTGAACCCGCGCCCCGTAAGGGCATGTCCCGGAGAGCAAATCGCACAGCGCCCCTGAATGATGTAAGTCAAGGTCAGCAGCATGCTCTTTGGGGCAATCACAAGCGCCGTAAAGGTGGTTTCGGGAGTCATATTATCAATCCGTATTGTCGGAGTTTTCATTTGTAACTTCAGTGTACTCGCCTTCGATGGGCTGGGTGGCGGGTTGCCTTGCCAGACTGATTGCAGCCGTCATAATCTCCCGCAAGGCATCCCGCTGCTCCATAGATAGCATCGTTGGGTCTACGGTCTGCGTCCGCTGGTCAATCTGCAAGGGCTGCCCATCCTTGCCTGTAAGCTCCACGGACTTCTTGTCCCGGTACTCATCCCCGCCCAACTTGCTCAGCAAGAAGATGCCAGCCTGCACCGTACCCTTGTGGTTAGGATCGCGCGCAATGTTGAACAGGTTCGTCTGGATGTCGTTCACCATCACATGCCGCGCGGCGAACAACTCTTCCTCGTAATGCTTCTTCAGCGTGTCAATGCCAATGCCCATGATCCGGGCAATCGCTTCCTGCGGCAGTCCCAGCCCAGACGCATACATAACCCCACGGCGCGTCTTGGCTGTAGGAATATGCTCACCCTTTTGCGGATTACGAGGACGATCAGCCAACAATGCACGAAACGGTGAAACCGTGTACTCAGTTTCCGCACGATCATCGTCCAGCGGCAAGTTCATTACATCGCCGCCAGCCAACCATGCTGCGCTGTCCGAGTTCTCAGGATCCACGGGCACAATAGCCTTGGATGCAGCCTTTTTGAACGGAGACACGGATTTCTTAGGAGCAGGCGCCTTTGCCACGGTCGTACAATCCCATTGAATATGGGCAGCACATTAGCGGAATTTTTTATGGAGGCAAGGGGTATGGTGCGGTTACGCTTTGCGTACAGCCTCGCTCAGTTCCTTGTGCATTTGCTTTAGCTCTTCAAACTGCGCCAGAAGTATCTCGTGGTCCTGCTGTGCCCGTGATTCACCAGCCTTACCCAGAACAGCCTGCCCGACCATGATGAGCGGCAAGAATATCAACTGCAAGAACGCAGACGACACGTATTGGATTGGCTGGTCAAGCGAGGGAACAAAGAACGGCACAGCCGTCATAAAGGCAAACCCGTAGACGCACCACATGGTGCCAACTGCTTTCGTGGCACCTGCTGCTATGCGCTCGTTGAGTTCTACAATGGACATGGGTTTGGGTATACCCCCGCCCCTTTTATATCGCAAGGGGGTAGGGGGTGTCTGCGCCAGAGTGGCTTGGTCCAGAAAAAAGCCCCCACCCAGAAAAGGGCAGGGGCTAGTCTACTGGAGGAACAAACGAACCAAGGCACTGGAGAGTGCCAGAACGAACTACATGGGGCGGGATGTTGGGGCAAGTGGTTTTTGGAGGTTATGCGGATTTGTGGCTTTGTAACCCCCCAATGGAACCATCCAGAACAAAAAGGGGGGGGCGGGGATGGTCGCTTGGCACGATTCTTGCTTGGCTGGCAAAGGGCGGGGACTTGGCATGATACTTGCATGGGACTGGGCGCGCGCAATTTGGCACGATCCTTGCTTGCCCACGATTGTTTGCCTTTGTGCAATTTTTGCGTTGACAGGTCCGCTCGCCCTATTCTAGTGAGGCGGTGCAACACAAAGAAAGAGCAAAGCACCATGAGCTATCAAGGTCACCGCAATTGGAATCACTGGAATGTCAGCTTGTGGATCAACAATGACGAATGGCTGTACGATCTCGCCCGCCAGTTTGTGCGCCGTGGGCCGACCCTCAACGTTGCAGCCCGCCGGATGCACGAAGCCCTCCGCGAATTTAATCAGCACAAGACCCCAGATGGCGCACCCTACAGCGCCACCACCATCCGCGCCGCGCTCCGTGGCATGTGAGGATCATTTGAGCCATGAACGACACAAAAGAAACCTATCGCGCCATGTTAGCAGTCGCTCATAAAGCATTGCAACAAATAGCCAATTGCCCCGAACAAGACTTAGCGCGCTATTGCGCCAAGGTAGACAGCATTGCCCTTGATGCGCTTATCGCGTTGGACTTTGCCCTAGAGGATATGGAGGCTGCGCAATGAACAGGATAGTCCAAAGCCATATCGTGCGCGGCACCGCTGGCGACATTCTCGGCATCGTATGGGGGCCGCGCGAATGGTGCAAGCGCTTGCCGTATCTCGCCACGCAACGCTATCGCAATGAGCGCGGGCAGTTGACTAACCGCGAACGCGACTTTGCCACGTTGGCCGAGGGCATCGCCTATGCCAAGAGCGGGGAGGCTTGAGCCAATGACAATCACAGACAGACAAGCCCGCGCCATTGCCTATCGGCTAGCGGATGAGGTGGAAACTATAGCGGATGCCATCTGGCAACGCCGCCCACGCCTATCCTATCAGCAATGCCAAGCCATCGCCTTGCGGCGCATGGCGGGAAGCCGCTGAATATAAAACCTATTAACCCTTCCACGAAAATTTGACATAAGGAACCCAACCAATGCCCACCACCACCCACACCCCCAGCGGATGGACCCCAGCCCTGCGGGCAGCCTGCATCAAGCGCAGCGGCAAGTTATTCGCGCCATGCTACAGCGCAAAAAGCGCGCCCTGCGGCCACTGCCGCACCACCATCGCCCTCGCAACCGGGAGCAACTGACATGGACAAACAATATCACGTTATCGGGGATGCCCAAGGTAGCCCTTGGGTGCTTAACCTTGAGCCCGACACCTATCGCGAATGCCAGAGCCGGATCAACTGGCAGCGCCAGCCGTACGACACCAACGGCCCGGATCACTGGGTCATCACCACCTACGACCCATCACGGGGTTTCGTGGATGCCAATGGCCGCACGTACAACCCCAGCCCCAGCCCCTACACCAGAGAGGCATGGGACCGCTTTTTCGAACGCTAT